AATTGTGAAATAGAATTAATACCAACAAAATATGCATATACACCATTTGGATATTCTGGAGTTCTTCCATATCTACCGTTGTGTTGATCTAAATCTCCCGCATTAGTAAATCTATAATCTTCAACAAAAAATCCATTACTAAATCCAGTTGGTCGATTAACTACGTTATCAACATCTAAAATATATCCAGATTTTAATATCCTGACAGATGAATCATCATCAGTTGAATCACTATAACCATATGGTCCATATATTGGATTTCCATCATATGCCCAACCAATTATTGGTGAATGACCATTTCCAGTATCACCAAATGAATTATTTCCAATTTGTGTTGAATATCCTACTATAGAATACTCTAATTTGTTATTAGTTTCTAATAACGCTTCATTTCCATATCTTGCAAAAGTGTTAACTGTTAACCCTCTAACACTTACATCAATTTTTGTTCCAGTTCCTGGTGGAATAACCTTAATATTAACTTTATCTTGTTGATATTGTAATCCACCTTCTAATATAATTACCTCTTCAATTTTACCATCCCTTACAACTGCTCTTAACTTCGATCCAAGTCCAGTTCCAATTCCCACTACCTCTAAATCGGGTGCAGAAGCGTATTCTTTACCTTTTGATTGTATTTCTACGAAAGTAATTTTACCATCGGTTACAATCGGTTTTAACTCAGCCTCCTTACCAGTTTTGACTGAAACTGATACAGATTTTTCAAGATTTAAAATATTAGATCCATACCCAGATCCTTTTTCATATAATAGAACATCAGTGATAGATCCTCTTACAACTGGAGTTGCTGTAATAATACCTACGGATGTATTAGCTAATTCATATTTTAAATTTAATTTTATATCTGGATATTTAAATACTTGGAATCCTGTCCCTTGATCTGTAAACTTAATATAATCTTTTCTGTTGTATTCGGAAGTTATAGTACCCCCAAGTCCTGCGTTTGTAAGTCTAAACGCATTAGTATTTACTTTTAATACTTGATAAAAGTTAGAAGTTGTAGTTATACCAGTGGATGTTGTTAAACCACTAATTGTAGTTGGTAATGTAGATCCTATACCAACCGCAGTTGCATAAACAACTTTATCCCCATCATTAAATCCATGTTCATCAAAATGAATAGTATTAGTTATTGTGTTGATTCCAGTTGGTTTAACAAAAACTTGTCTATTTTCATATCCACTTCCACCATCAATAACCCTTATATCTCTCAAAGTTTTCTCATTATTAAATAATTTAAATTTGTGAACACCAATTTTATTTGTTGTTGTAAATCCAACTGTGTTTATACCTGCACTATAATCTTCAAAAGTTTGATATAATTGAATTGTTGATGGATTTACAACTGATGGATAATAAGTTGCAGTGTTTACTAAAGTTGTAGTTCCCACTCCAACCACAGAAGTTCCTGCATCGTTTCCTACAGTTCCAATACCTAAAGGTGGATTATTATTACGATCATAAATTAAAGGTTGACCACTGGATATATTATGAGGACTTTGAAATGTTATTGTTTCATCTACATTATCAACTCCCCCAGAATTAGAAAGTAGTCTAGCATCAAAACTTATTTCTCTTTTTCTTTCAGATAATAATGGTTCTAGTATTGCACCACTACCATTTCCACCCTCAATTGTTGCTGAAAGAACTCTATTAATACCAAAATTTTGTGGATCAACTTGTACTTTGGTAACACTTCCAGTAACTACAGGTCTAATTAAAGCTGTTGTGCTACCAGCACCAGGTCCAGATAAAGTTATGGTTGGAGGAGTTATTGCATCATAGTTTTTACCTCCATTTAAAAGACTGACACTATCTAATGAACCAAAAAATATTTTATCATTTGATTTGTAATTATTTACTTCAACACCATTAATTAACATTGCTGTTGCACCTGATGTAGTTTTAACAGATGTAGAGTTCTTTAAACTAGGATTAATAGGGAATTTTTTGAGTAATTTTTGAGCTGCTATTTGTTGATCAACAGTTCCTACTAAAGAAAACGTATGAGTTCCAGTTCCTGAAGGTAATGATTCAAATTCTATAAAATCAGATATAGGGATAAATGATCTAGAAAGATATAATCTTATTTGGTTTGTATTTGATAAAACCTCAACAAAATATGAACCTTGTGGTAAATTTGGTAAAACTGTCCCCTGTGCTGTGTAAAAAATTTCATCACCAGTTATAAAAGGAACTGGATTTGGAAATGATATGATACTATATTTTAAAGTATTTGGATTATAACCAGAACTAGGTAATTGATTTCCTGCAACTGCTTCTGGAATAATAGATTTTGGTAATTCTGCAGATATTTGATAAGATGGTAATGAATTAGATGCAACATAGAATTCATTATCCATGTCATTATAAACATTAGTTACATCAGATGTAAGAATATTCTGACCAAAATCCATATCAGTACTCGTACTTGATGCACGATTAATAACTCGTCTTAGATCATATTCACGATTTGGATCAGGTAATGTTGCAATACCTGGTTGATTTGTTAAATTATTTAATGTAATGGTTTTTGTATCTTTATCAATATTAGCAACAACACCAGTAGCTACTATTTCTTCTTCATTTCTAAACAATATCTCAACATTATCATTATTTTTTAAACTTGATTTATCAATATCTCCAGTAAATACAATAACATTAGAACCAGATATATTTTCAATTAAAAATCTTGAAGATGTATTATAAATCCAAGAATTTGCAAATATTTGTTTTTTTGATTTTCCTTCAGATGGATTAAGTATTTTTTCACCAACATTTCTTACTGTTATATTCTCACCTTCAGAAAGTAGACGAATATCAGATGTTTGGGTAAATTTAGATAGTACACCAGTTAATCTTAACTTAACTTCTTTTGTTAGATCCCCACCTTCATAACCATAGTAAAATTCATCTGATCTAATTTCATCGGTAGTAGATATTATTCCAACAATATTTTCACACTCAAAGAATTGATTGACAGATTTACTATTATAATAGATATTTGTGTTTATTCCAGATACTATTACACCAGTAGCACCAAATCCAACAGTGGAATCTACGGTTATGACAGATGATCCTGCAGATACGTTTCCTATAACTTTTGTTTTAGGGGTTACATTAAATGTACCCTCAATTAAATCAATTTCATTGAATCCAACAAATAAACCAATCTTATAGTATACTTTTCCCTTTCTTGTTAATGGTTCAACTTCGGATATGGATGCCCTTGTCTCACTATCAGTTGATTTTACAATCGTTTGACCAACTAAATTAATTGGATTTCCAGATAATGCCTCTGCTAAGACTATTTCTCTTCTTATAAATTCTGCTGATGATGGTTTTATTAAATAATTTTCTAAATCAAGAATTTTTGGAGTTTCATTGTATAAAATATTAAATAAAATTCTAAAAGACTCTTCAGTTCCTTTTGATTGATATAATGATTTTGAATTTTTAATAAAATTGCTTACATCTAAATTATTAACAAAATTTAAATTTTCTAAACCAGGTGTAAGTAATTTTTTTGTCTTTTTGTAAAATTCTTTTAAAAATAATGCACTTAAGTTAACAACAATTGAATCATTTTCATGGCCAATTGCAGTTGAATCAGTAAACACTAATTCAGATGGTGCATTCTCTGCATGGTAAGTTGTAATTCCACTAAAACCACGAATACATCCTGTAAAACTATTTGTAGTAATTCCTGTATATGTTATTACTTCGTTTTCAATCTTAAAAAGACCAAATTCATTTGGAAATCCTTTTGTGCTGACTACATCTATGGTTGTTGATGAAATATCAATGTCACTTGTAAGTTTTGTTTCTCCTACAATTACTTCAGGTGTTAAATTATCTAATTTTATGTACTGATCTAAGTTATCAGTTAGATCAATAGGACCTCCCTGATATTCTTGAGAAATATAGTATTGTTTTAAAAAATCGACTGCCTTTGGACTTTCAGATATTAAAAACTCAGGTATTTGGTTTTCAATTATCTGTTGGACTTTGACTCTTTTATCAATTCCAGTGGTTATCATATTATCCTCTTACCAGCGCTCCATTTGCATAACTTGATGTAACCTTATATCCGACACCTGATATCTGCTCACCAGATGTGATTGTGTCCTTAACCATATTTATGGAGCTAGAACCAACAGCAAAATTTAAATATAAGTCTTTTAATCCAATGACATCATTTGACTCTGGAAATGCCTGAATTTCGATAATATTGTTTGCTCTCTGAGTTGAAGTTACGTTTATAGTAGATAGGATTACCTCACCATGAATGTAATCAACTATTCCAGCAGATGCAACAACAAGTTGTCCTTGAGATAATTCCACATCACCCTTTACAACAGCTAAAACACCTTTTCCACTTCCGTCTAGTGTACCATCAGAGTTTTTATTTGGTATGTCCGTTAGATATAACATATCAGTTTGACCTTGAATAGTAAATCCAGTGCTTTTTATATTCTTACCTTCTGGATTTATATGAAATCTATTACCATAACATAATTCGTATTGAGCAAATTGATTTGTTAGTGCTTTTAGATTCCTTCTAATTCGTACTCTTGTTATGTTTGATGTAATTGCATCATCAATATTATCAATTACATTTACCAATTTACTATACTTAAATCTTCCACCAAATTTATTAATATCAGTAGATGAACCATAAGTAAGAAGTCCATTTATAATATTTGTTTTCAACTCCGATACAGTAGTGACCTTTGATTGGTCATAATACACAAAAGAGTCCAATTCAACATATAGTAACTTAAGATCAAGTATTTTTTGGTTAATACCTGCAAGAGTATATCCTTTTAAATTTGATAATATTGCTTGTTTATCAAAGTCAGATACAAATTCACCATTTTTTGGTTTAATTGTAATAAAAACTGTTCCAAATTCTGGTGGATCTAATTCTTCACCCCCAACAACAGAAACTGACTCAGTGTTTGGGTATATTTGTTGTATTACAGACTCATAATCTCTTGCTGTGACTGCCCTGTATTGAGATGAGTACAATCTAGGTGCAAAATACTTAATAGAGTCAATAGATTCGATATTACCCCCATTTGCTGCCGATGAGATCGTTGTAATAGTTGGAGTAGTCGATGGTAATAAAATTTGATTAGATGAACCTACTGCACTACCAGCAAAACTGAAAAAAGCAGGACCATTTCCTTCAGCACCATCTGTTACAATGTATGAAACTGTAATAATTGAGTCATTGTCTAATTTTTTACCAAAAACACCATCACCAAAAAGTAACTCATACCTTTCATCTGTAATTTCTTGAATTAAATATATTTCTGATATGTCAGTTATGTTTAATATATTGTCTACTTTGCGATATTCTCTTCCTAAACCAGTATCAGCTGCACCTTTTACATATACTCTAATGGTTGAGGTGTCAATAAATGAATTTTCAAGTATAAATCGTTGATCAAGTGACCCATCAACACTAAAAGTCTTAGTTAAGTAAGATCCTTGATATACAACTATGTTTTCAAATGATGAAGTACTACTTATTACATTACCATTAAGGTCTAAATTTTGAATTGCGGTTGATGTAATGGTTTCTGGTATGGAAAATACATATGAAGTGTCATTTGCTGAACCTACACATACCAAACCAGCTTGAAGAGTAATTGTTGGAGTGTTACCAGAGGTTGTAAAGTCAAAAGATATTGTTGCTTGAGCAGAACTTCTTGATCTTGGTACATATCCAATGTTTCTAGCAAGAGAAACTACATTTTCACGAACAGTTGCAGAGTCTAAGAATGACTCATTCACGATCATGTTAGAATTAAATGCTGTAATATACGTATTATACGCTAAAGTGTCAATTAAAACTGAAAAATTAGATCCTTCAAAGTCAAAATCCGTAAAATCGGAGTTTGCACGGATATAATCCTTAATTGAAGTTTTAATTTGATCGAAATCGAGGTTTGTAAACTTAGTAAAAGGCATTTATCTTGTTGCTTCGAGCATGAATGTGAATTCT